CGAACAACGTAACCTTCTTTAATAGAAGTTTCTTCTTTCAGTTTCATAGCTTCTTCATGATGTTTCTCAGCTTTTTCGGCATGCTTATCGGCTTCGCCATGACGACCCTTTGAACCATGCCACTCAGCCATGTTATCGTGGTGGTCTGCCATGTGTAGGTGGTGTGCAAACATGTCACCTTGCTTCTTAGCAGCATCAGCAGAACGTTTGTTTTCTTCTGCCTTTTCGTATGCGCCTTCAGTGATAACTTCTTCGTTTACCATACCAGCATGCCAAGAATCATGGACGACATAACCCTTCTTCTTGAAGTGTTTTCGCCAACTTTCTGAGCGCCTTCTTTGTTATCACTATGGGTAACACGAACGAACTTTTGAACCTTCTCTTTACGAGCAGTTACTGAAGTTGCGTTGGGGTCAGAAACAGTAACACCAATACGGTGCTTAACTAGAGATGGTGCAACTGGTGCTTGCTCTTCCAACTCAGACTCTTCTTTCATAGCCATCTTAGTAGCAGTTGCGTACATAACTTCTTTTGCACGCTCACCATATTTGGCTTTGAATCCAGCGATGTTCTTCTTCATACCCTTGACGTAGTCTTCACGCTTCTTCATCTGCGCATCTGTCATAGCTTCGTTCACTTCATTCTCCTCGCGAACTTCGTACTTTTCTTTCTCGTCGTCGTTAGAGCCATCTTTGAACACAATCTGCTTGTGCGACTTACGACCAGATGGACCAACTTTATAGTCAGAACGAGCCATAACATCAGCTTCGTCTAAAGATTCTTCTGCGATACGAGAACGATTAATCTTTTCGATTTCGTCTTTGACTTTCTTAGTATCGTTACCGAACTTCTTGTGGTGTGCATGAACTGCGCTTAGGTAAGCAAGACGTTTACGAACTTCATCTTTACCACCAGTCACAGAACCTTTGTCCATAGACTGAACTTTCTTCCAAGAATCAGCCATGGATTCTTCTAGTTGAGATTCTTCTTTAACTGGTTTGCGCCAATTTGAACCACCATGGTGACGGTCTAGATGACGGGCTAGACTTTACTTATCACTCTCACTAGCTTTCTTATGGTAGAATGCTTTCTTAACAGTAGCAGCATCATACATCTTAGGATTACCAGCAACTTCGCTTGGGTCTAGTGCTTCATCTAGTTCTTCAGCTTCTTCTTTACGAAGTAGTTTGAAGTCATGTGCATCTAGCTTGCCATTCTTGTTCTTGTCTAGCTTATGCTGATTACCCTTTAGTTGTTCTTTGAACGACTTATAGTTCATGTTAGTCCCCATTCTTTAAGCATGAACGGATCATCCATGCATGTTTCTTATATGCGTCTAGTTTGCCTGCAGCGTAATCAGCGATGCCTTGTTCGTTAGCTGCTGATGCTACGTCGAATAACTTATTTAGGTTTGAGATCAATTCTTGGTTTGCAGCACCAATGCTACCGATCATACCCATAAGAGTGTCTGGCTTTGTTGTGTCTTCAGATAGAGTCTTGTAGTTATACATCTCCATCAAACTGGCTGGAGCATACTCTCCTAAGATTCTTAAGTACTCTGCCAGAGTGTCAACCTCACCATAGTAGTCTTTGTATAGATCACCAAAGAAGTCGTGGTAAGTTGGGAAGTGAACACCCTCAACATTCCAGTGATAAGTTTGCGCTTTGAAGTATGCCACAAAGTGGTTTGCTAGCAGTACTCGCAGCGTTGCTTTTAATTCGTCCATGTTATTCCTTTACCATGCTTTGCAAGACCAGTATCTTGGCGTTGTTTTATCTGTTGCTGTATCGCAGTTGTGACGAGCACGGAACGACTTGCGGCGTGCTGGGATGTTCTTCTTAATGCGCATGTTTTTATCACCGAAGTTTACCTTCTGCGCTTTACCATCACCGTCAGGATCTACGTAGACTTTAGACTTCTTTACGTCACCAGGCATTGGCTTGTTTAATGTGACCTTCTTACCTTGGTAAGTAGCTTCTTGAATAAATTCTTTGAATGATAGCATTTTACATTCCTACAGCTGGTGCTGGTGCAGTGAATTTCTTATGAGACATACGAGCCTTCTCGATCTTACGCACACGTGGTGCAAGACGCATTGCTAGTCTACCAATGATTTTCTTTCTACGCTCAATGACTCGCTCAACTCTCTCTTTTTCACCAACAGAGATCTTGCTTGGGTCACGACCACGCAGTAGGCGTTTCTTCATCAGCTTAACTGCTAGACGACGAGCACGTTTGTTGATAGTTGCAGTTCCAGAGTAACGCTTCAGAGCAATCTTAGTTGCACGTTCACGCTTTGCTTTAGTGCGACGAATACGCATTTTAGCTTTCATACGCTCAAGTCTAGAAAGAACTTCCATCAATGCAGACTCTTCGAGTTTTTCTTCTTCGTCTTCATCTGCTTCTAGTTCTTCGCCAGATTCGTCGTCAACGATACTTAGTTCTTCGTCGTCATATAGATCGAACAGATCATCATCAGAGATATGATTCATGTAGTGATCAAGTTCTTCTTCAGTTGGCTCTTCGTCGGCGAAAATATGCTCTTCCCAATCCTCTTCATAGTTCTCCATATCAACAGCACTCTCTTTGAAGAATGGGTCAAATGGCTTAGAAAGAGATCTGTCTTTAGCGACTGGCTTGTCGTCACATTCACACTCAGCTTTACCGCAAGCTGGGCAAGTGCCAGTAGTGTTCTTGACTAGAGCATCTGCTTGTTCTTCGTCTGTTTCTTCTTTGACTGGTACGCAGTTAGGAACTTTCTTACCGTTCTTCATCTTCATACCAACAGCAGTGTAACCCTTCCAGCATGCATCTTTTAGATCACCAGTAGGTTCTTTAACTGCTTCTTCGAGGTCTTCTTTAACTTGTTGTTTCTTTTGCTCGGCTTCTTTTTTCTCGCGTGCTAGACGTTCTTGCTTAGCAACTTGAGACATCTTCTTAATCCAAGAAGACTTCTTCCAGTATGGAGTTGTTTCTTCTTCAAATTCAACTTCTTCAGTTTGGTACTGGATCTTTTGACGGCGATCAGAATCATCTTGATGTGGTGCTGTCATGGAGTGTCCAGGTTTTGTATGGGTATCTGCGCCATCGACAATACCATGAGACATCTTGCTTAGCTTTACGTAGTCTTTGTAACGCAGACGATCTTTAGCTGCGTTGTATGTAGACTTAGTATCAATCTCATCAGATTCTTCCTCTTTCTCTTCCTTCAACTTGGTTGGTTTTAGAGAAGCATCATATTTGATGCCAACTTCGTCAGCAAGAGATAGCATCTTGTTAAGAATCTTCAGTGATTCTGGGTTCAGTGCTTTAGTGCGAACTTTACGTAGAGCAGTATTGACTAGCATCTCAGAGTTGGCTGAAGACTCAGCATTTTCTACTCCAAGCATAGTTGCGATAATACGAGCAACTTTGATTTTGTCTTGACTCTTTAATGTCTTATCTGTTAGTTCTTCTGGAATCATGTTACCCTCTAGTTCAACTGAGTCTCTCAGTTCGTCTTTACCTTTTTCTTTGTAATCTGATAGAACATCTTCCATTTCGTGCATATGGTTGTCCCAGTAGTCACGGTGATGTAGGAAGTCGCCAAGTTCTTCTAGGTGTTGCTTAGCGTGTTCATGCGATTTGATCCACTGTTCTTTTTCAGATTCGTTTGGGGCTTTACCTTGATTGAGATGAAGGTCGCTCAAGCCCATGTAAGTGTCTGTAGCCATGAGCGCATGCATAACTGCTGCTGGCTTATTTTTACCGTGGCGAGCGATAGTATCTAAGAATGCTTTTGCTGCATCTTCTGAGTGGTGCAGATTCTTAGTTGTGTAGCCGTTGAATGTAATTTCTGTTGGCGCGTAACCTTGGGAAATATCTTCAGCCAAAGTTACGTCTTGGATCCACTTGCTGACTAGCTTACCAGTCTGCTCTTTTAGCAGTAGGTGGTTAGAGCCACGCTTTACGATTTCGTACTGAACACCAGCAGACTCTACGATGTCGCCAATGTTGAAAATCTCGCCACGGAAATACTTCTCACGAAGTTCGTCCTTGACGAGATTTAGTTGTTCTTTGATTGGATCAAGCCCCATTCCCTGACGCACATCGTTCATTAGACGACGACCGTCGATCTCACGCATGGTAGAAGGAAGACCCTTCTTGAACTGAGAGTAGTCACCCTTAGTCGCCACAGCACGCATCTTAGATGCAGACATACCAGTTGCATCATCAGCGTCTGGATCACGCTCACCAGCAGAGATTACTTGAACTGTGTCGTAGTGAAACTCTTTACCGTTGTAGGTATTAAGAATGCGTTCGTATTCTGGGATTCGGTCGCTACCTGCGACCATGATTAGGTTCTTATACTTCTTGTTAAGAGCCTTTGCTGCCTCGATGAAAGTTCTCTCGTTTGGATTTGCAGCCACGAAGTTGGTGTTCGGGAACATCAACTGCAGGTAGTGTACCTTCTTCTCTACAGTGAGAGGGTTTTTCTTAGCGTCTTGAGACTTAGATGCGTAAATGGCGTGGTCAGCTTTGTTAGCGACCGCCAGTTTTTTGACTGCTTTTACTAAGAGTTCGTGCCCTGTAGTTGGAGGGTTGAAACGCCCAAAAGCAAATACGACTGTTTTAGAAGGTAGTTCCTTTAGGAACTGAGAGTATTTTTTCATGAGACCCATCTATAAAATGTAACTGTATATTATTTAGCCATCTTATACTTGCGTCACTGTAACAATAGCAGAAGGAATAGCTGGGCGAACAGGATTAGTTTTAGCGTCCTCGTAATGTAGTACTACTGCGGCATCGGCGCTGTGCCAAGCCAACTCAATATAAGTTCCTGCTGGTTCTTCAACAACGAAGTTCCAAGCAGCAACTCCCTTAGCATTATTACCGAGTAGAGTGAACTTTGTATTCGTGAATGGACCAGCCTCTCCGTTTCGTAGTAACCACAACTCTACATCATCATTACCTGAGTCAGACTTATCTAACTGAAGACTAAACTGGATGTTAAAACGACCAGAGTGGGCTAGAGTTATCTTAGTTCCATCAACGATAGAAATACCATCTGAAATGTAGCTGTTGTTGAAGCTAACTTTATTGATTGGTAGAGCATTAGTTTGAGTTGTGGTATCGAAGAAAGCACCACAGTATCCCTGACGACCAATCATGTTTAGCAGTTCACCACCTGGAGTTACACCATCTGAGCGACGTAAGAATCCAGTAGTTGAGTCATAGAACAACTCACCGTAGTTGCCGATAAAGTTAGATGAATTAGTACCACCTAACTTGTCTGGAAATAGTTTGTATGTAGTCATCGTTGCCATCCTTTAATGATTTCTGGATTGAAGTTGTTTGAACTGAATTCCATACGGTCTACGATCTTAACAGCACCACCCTTCAAGTGGTCAATAGCAACGAATCCTTCTACGCCTGTAGTTTTGAATCCGTTCTTAGTCTTGATGAATGTAGAGATGTGACCTGCTTGGTTCATCTTGGCGATGATAGGTGACTTGATATCAGCAATTAAATTAGACAGTTCAAACACCTTAGCGATCTGATCTTGGTCGTGATTGGCAAAATAGGCAAGAATCTTCTTGCGCTTTTCTTCCTGAGCCGACTTACCCTTCTCAGTTTTCTTGGTATCAATCTCTTTCTGGAACTTATCATAGATCCAGTGGAATAACCCCTGAACATGTAGCTTAGGATTCTGAATACGCTCACCTGCTCTGACCTTGGTATTGTTGTAGGTCTTGACGAGCATCAGTAAGTCTGGATCTTTAGAGATACCGTTGATAGTGTCAGCTTTGATTTGCTGGAATAGAGTGCCTGCTCTAGATAACATTTCGGTGACTGCAGCAGTTTCAGCAGCAGTGAAAGTAGCCACACCTGAGTAGTCTTTGTAGTTGGCGTCATCCATCCAAACAGATGGAGTGTGTGTTAGCTGAGACGCGATCGGCTTACCAAAAGAAGCAGTCATCGTTTCGAACGAGTTTCCTGTATACGTAGTGTGCCAAACAACGCCGATTTTAGCGGCACGTACCTTAGCAGCAAGTTCGCTATTGTATGGTACAGCATAGACAATAGTATTCGGATGGAACGTTGTGTACTTCTCGCCATCGATAGTCTCTGTCTTCAAGTCAGCCTTGGTAAACATCAAGTCGCCTTGATAGACACCTTTCTTGATTCCCAGTTTCTTAAATTCAGTAAGTGCAATTTTTAGCTTTGTCGCTAAGTCACCTTGTGTATCCAAGTCAATGTCAGCAGCAGTCTTATAGACTTTAGGCTCTTTGTTGAACACACCTTTCTTAGCAACGAAGAATTTACCGTCTCTCGGGTCGATACCAGCAAAGATAGCTGGTGCTCCATCCCACTTTACAGTGGCAGTAATTTTTGTGGTGCTATGACCTGCCAACATATCACGCAGATCGCGTAGAAAGTTGATAGCCTTGCGAGTACCGTCAACACCTTCGTTGAATACGAGGTCTTCAACGTGCTCCATGTGCACGTTCTGTTCAGCTTCGGCTAGATAAGATTTTAGATTCTTCATTTCTTAATATTCTCTGTGATAAGTCCACCGCGAGTAGCCATTAGCTTATGTGGATAGATGGCAACACGTGCGCCATTGTAACGCTTGCCTTTGTATGTGAAACCACGACCAGCACGGAAAGTTGCGCCGAATACTGGTAGGTATCCACCAACGAAGTGGCTAAGATCTCCAGACAAACTCATGTGACTAGAGAACGACAACTCGATATATTTACCTTGGTTCTTGAAGACTGGTTTACCTTGACCAATCAACTGAGTGTGCTGTAGTGAGAATGCGCTTCCGTAGTCTGGACCATAGATTGACATGTTCGCCAACTCTACGTCTTTGAACGTGCCCATAACTGGGTTACCTAGCGCATCACCGTCGCCGATGATAGCAGCAACTTTACCGAGGAACTTCTGAACTAAAGGATGATTGTAGATGTGCTCACCAGCTTGCTCTGATAGACCACCGTATTGTTGGAAGGCTTCTGGACCACCTTCCTTCTTGTGTGAGATGTAAATTGAACCAGCACCTGTTGGGTTGGCTTTGTCTTTACAGAGAATGATGTCAGCTTTGGGATCTCCCTTAACGCCAGCACGTTGTTTGATTGGAGAGTCTACTTTGATAGCGTAGGCGATGTCCTTATAGGTTTTGCTATCGCCTTTTAGCTTGATATCAATCTTACCACCAGCTTCTAAGATGTATGCGTTGATAGCGTCAACAACTTCATCTTCATACTGTGTGCCGTTACCACCAGTTGGTTTACGGATTGTGTTGATTGGAATGTAGCCACTTGTGTTACCAATCTTGACTGCGGCGAGTTTCATACCGCCGATCTCAAACATCTTCTTATCGGTAATCTTCACTTTCGTGCCAGCTGGATACTCTTTAGCCCCAGCCTGCAAGCCAGTACCCTTCTTCGTGTAAACTACAGTCTTCTTGCCTTTCTCGATCTCGTAGTCGATCTCAGCGAAACGCTTGTTTTCAGTGACGTATTTTACAAACGAAAGTCTTCCGTCGGTAGCTTTACTTCCCAAGTCAGCCATCAATATATCCTTTAATTGAAACTACAATTATTTAGGCTTACGTTTGGCTCTAACGGTTCTCTGGTACTTTCGCTCCCACTTACCCACTTGCTGGATAATTTTAGGTATGGCTTCGTTATTGCGGTAGTCGTAGTTGAAAACTTTCAAGATGTAGTTGAGTGTTTTGGAGTCTCGCTTGTCTTTAGAGCGAGCCAATAGTTCGTCTATGCTTAGTGTTGGACGATACATCTTGAAGTCTAGCCAGATGCAGTGAGCATAGGCTTGTATCTCATCGAACTCGGATAGGTATCTTCTCTCGCTATCGATTCGGAGATGACCGACTGACTTATATGGAACTACGTAGTTGCTCCATTCGTCTAGTCTTCGGTCGAATTGCATGAAGTGGATCATCTCATGCATCAGAACTTGAATGACCTTGAACTTAAATCTCTTCCAAGCTAGGTCAGAGAACTTGAAGGTGTCGTACTTGTTAGTGTGAATCTGAATCACACACTGTCGATGCTCGGGATCATACTCTCCACCCACAGCGATATATCGTTCATAGTATTTCGCTTTGGATTTCTCTGGTATAAACTCGATTCTAGTCTTCCACTTCTTAAAGTAGTTGGACAGACCTTTGCTATCGTTTTTATACGAGTCAAGATCTGTCCAGATTTTAGAGGGTATGAGTTTAGCTCTGAATGGACGCTCAAAGAAGTTGAGCATGTCCAGCCAGTCGAAGTTGGCTTCTTCTAGGAATCGCATAATCCCGTAGAAGACTCCGACGTTAAGTTAGGTGGCTCCTAAGAAACGCCAGAACCTTCGCTTGCTCCTCTAAGTTAGTGTTTGCAAACTCAGTAATATAGGACATCAAGTCAAAGTTGGAAAGTAGGTTACTATATTTAGTTGCTCGACCTTTTAGGAAAGTCTCAGACTGGTCGCTTCCTCGATCGGCGTATCGCTGCTTTAGGACATCGTCTGGAGCCTTCAGATATACAACCTGTAGATCTACACCCTGTAGATCCATAGCCATCTCTAGGAAGGATTGGTTGAAGATACGGTCGCCTTCGAACAGAATATTGGAGGTAGTCTCCTTGACGAACTCAGTAGCGATAGGCTGCACCGCCATACTTAGACGATCAGTTCCAGCAAAGGTTTCTCCGTCTTCGTACTTACCGAGAATGTATAGGTCTAGTTCTTTACAATAAAGAGCAGGAAGCATCTTCTTTGGCTCTACCTTCTCCCATGTATAGCTTTCCATAAACTTACGAAACAGCGTGGTCTTACCAGTTCCAGGTTGACCACCAACTGCAATTAGCTTTCTCATGTAAACATCTCCAATCCAATCATTTGAGGTTGCTCATCATCAAACATCCATTCCAAGTTTTCCATTTTACCTGATCTAAGGAAGTTGGGAAACTTTTCTTTATCAATACCCTTCTTGTGGTCTAAGCGTAGGTCAATCGTTTCTTCTCTAGCTTGCCAAAGAACATTCCAATCAATACCATACCAACCATCTTGCTCACACTGCATAATCTCTTCAGCTTGGCGATCTAGGTAGTAACCAAGATAACGACCATGACGCTCACGGAAGATTTTCTTGAAAGAACACAAGCAAGTCTCCATC